TATGATGCCATTCATCATCAAGTGCATCAATAAGATGTTCAAGAGAATTAATTAAGTCTTCAATGATTACACTGCTTTTGCGTTCATTCATCGCCAAATCCTATGCTTCTCTTGAACATGTTCCATGCCATCATATTCATCAACTTCCCATTCTACATCGTCGGGAATTTCTACAATCTTTAATCTGGAATGTTCGCCAGCAGCTCCGTCACCTAATTCGGCAACTACTGCTACAAGATGTGGGTCATCACGTGGAATATCGTTAGGTTCAAAATGGTGTTCGCTATCTTCAATACCATCAATAAAGTAATGGATGAACCACCATTCATCATCTTTTTTACCAACTAAATTAATGCCTTTATATTCACTATAAAGTGCAATAGCTTGTGGTGACAGATTAAATCCGCCATAACAGGTGTTGATTACGATCTTCTTCATAATGTCATAATACCATTTATTTTATGGTTGTCAAGAACTTTTATAGATTAATTACAGAACAAAATGGAACAATTAACCCCTTGCGCCATGGGTCAACAATATTGCTATTTGGTATGAAATTATAATCTTTAATCCAATTATGATGGTAACTAATAAGATAAGTTACTGGTTTGTCGTTTTGATAAAATATATTATTAAGGGGATCATGATAAAAAATAGTATTACATAATTCTTTGACGTAATTTCCAACTAATAGAGCATAGCTACCGTCATTTTGTGCAATGTTTTCTTTAAATCCAGTTCCTAAAATTACCACTGGTAGATTGTAGGAACATAATTTTTCAGCCAAATTTTTTGCCTGTATTTCACGAATTTTATTTAAATTACCGAACAAATCATAACCTAAATTTATTGATTGGCTAAACCAATTCATAGCTATGATATCACGTGGATGACATGGACCACCAACACCCATACCAGCAGTTAAATACGCATTACTAGTTAATTTTCTATTACATTTTCCCAAAGCTTTTGTAATTAAGTCTACATCGCCATAATTAATTTTTTTAGTAATATCATGAATTGTGTTGGTAAAAGTAATTTTTAATGTTGTATATGCATTATAAAATATTTTAGTTAATTCAGCATCTTCCCATTCACCTTCAATAATATTAACATCAGGACCATTAATTGTTTTATAAAATTCTACTAATTTTTTTCTATTTGGATTAGTATTTTGACCACCAATTATGACAATTTCAGGATTTTCAAAATCTTTTGCTACAGTGCCTTGCGCTATAACAGTGGGATTATAAATTATATTTGGTATTATTTTTGACAATTCACGACGAGTTGTTCCTGGCATAACTGTGCATATCACACAAACTTGTTGTTCGGGCTGCAAATATTCTTTAATTTCCTGCAAAACATCTTTTAAAATTGTATAATCAAAATCACGTGGTTCTAAGTGGCTTGTAGGATTACTACCACTGTAATCGGGATGATGGGGTGTAGGAACTGATATGAAAATTAAGTCAGTATTTTTGATAGCATCTTTTATTGTTGAAAAAACAGGAAAAGATGCAGTAATAGGTATTATATCATAACCTATTACGGGGTATGTTTTATTAATTACATTTGCTGCCTCTAAACCAAGTTTACCCAAACCAATCATTGAAATTTTCATTTTAAATCCTTTGAATTTTTTGACTTTGATTAAAATATACATCACTCCAGTTTAAATTCCAAACTTCAATGTTTTTATTTTTTTTATTTTCTTGTTTTAAAATTTCAATAATTTTATTATGACTCGTATAAACTATAGTTTTGGTTTTTTCACTTGGATTAAAATTTAAAACATTTTGTATATATTGTAAATGCTCAATTATAAATGGATGACCATCATTCATATATTCACCTATATCAATTTTTTCTTGTTGTAACTTGTGTTTAATATCATTATTCCATAAAATTTTGTAAAAACTTGGATGAATTTTTTCCAAATATGGTTTGTAAAGATTACATAAATCAATGTACTTTTTGGGAGTTAAAAGATTGTTCCATTGATCTAATATATCAAATTCACACATTTTTATAAGATGATAATTACACTTTTTTGTATTGAGAAATTCAATGCTTGCTTTTATAGCTGCAAAATCTCTAATACCAAAAAAAACGTGGTCAGCGTAATTTTCCACAAATTTATCATCATATACACCTTGGCTGTAAATGTTTCCTGGTGTAAGCCACTTTCCATTTTTATATCTATCTTCACGACTTACATTTGTCCATTCAATAATAACTAAATCATGTTCTGAAAAATTATAAAAACTGTCAGCTTGCATTAAAGACCAAAATATGTATTGATTACCTGCTCCGCCACAACCATAATTGTAAAAGGGTATATCATATTCATATGCTATAATATTTGCATAAGTTGGCCAACTATGTGCCGTAAAACTACAACCAAATACAAATAATCTTTCATATTTTTTCATTAATTTACTTATTTCCGCCCCATGTAAGAGCAATTAATGTTTGGTCATCAGGGTCACCTCCACGCAATTCATAATAGCCTGGTCCACCACCATAATCACTACGGAATACACACATGCAATCTGGATACATGCTTTGCATCCAATTTTCAAATTCATAATTCTTGCTACCATTGTCAAATGTAAAACTCATATGCCAACGGTTAGGACCAAGTTCATAAACTCTTACTTTTGTCATTCACCAAATCGCAATAAAAAATATAATATAATGCTTTCTTCTACACTATCATCAAATATAATATATGGCAAAATCTTTGTGCTACCTGATAAATTTCTACGAGTAGTATTAAAATTTATACTCCAACCATCACCACGATGAATAGGATCTTTAGGATCATCTTCGAAATGAACTTTACCTACATTGCGAGAAAGCCAATCAAGCACTTCATACCTGATTAGCTTTTCACTATCTATTACTAATATATTTTTAGAAGGTAGGTTATAAACCTTACCCATCTTTTTTATTTTCGTCTTCTTCACTTGCCATTACTGCTTCAAACTCGTCAGCAAGTTCTTGCATACGATCAGTTGGATCAATCATATCACCATCTTCAATGTCATCAATGTCTTCGTCTTCTTCAGCCATTGATTCTTTCCAATCACGAATTTCATCAATAATACCAAATTCATCAAGAATATCACTTGGGATACGTTCTTCAATGTCTTCAATATCGTCTTCAAAACTTACTTCATACTGGTCATCGCCATCTTCACTTGTCCATTTACCGCAGAACCCTACACCAGGTTCATAGTAATATGCTTCAATAAGAAAACCATCAATATTATCATACCATTCAGTAGGTGGTGCCCATGCTGTATCAAATGTAAATGAAACAGTTTTACCATCTTCACTTACCATAAAGTTGTCGTCATCATCCATTTCGGAGATATCCCATTTGGTTCCCCAATTATCAATGGACCAATCATACCAACTGGAATAATTGTATTTTTCAAGATTGCGTTTTTCAATTGCACTACGGCGTTCGCCATAATTTTCACCTGGTTCTGCTTCTTCAAGCAATTCAGGTGGCATAGGACAAAATTCATTAAACAGCTTACCAACTTTGGCAGCATTAATAAGACGAGTAATCTCGTTTGGGTCATCGTGTGAAAACGTTACTTTGTTGTAACACCAGTTTGGCATAATAAACTCCTATTTCTGCTTATATACTTAATATAACACAGATAGTAGGACTGTCAAGCATTATTTTTTAGGCACATCATATTGTGCAAGATTACGACCTTGTATAATACTTTTTAATTTTCGTGGATATTCTTTGCCAGTATCTGTGTAACCAATCAATTTAGGAACAAGTTGTATTCCGACTACAGGTTTGCCAGTTTTACGCATAGCGGCACGTGCTTCACGAAAATCATCATAAGCATTGTGTGTATTAAGATTAGTCATATATGCCGCAATACTATGACTTGGAGTTTCGAATCCACGATAACGTTCGCCATATGGACCTTCAACACCACCACTTTTTGCCCAAGATTTTTGTCCAAAAAAAGAATTATGACTTAATGTTTTTGGATCAGCACCCCAACTACTTTCAATCGCCGCTTGTGCAAGAGCAATACTTGGTGGAATTATATCAACTTTTTTAACGAGTTCTGCTATATTATCTTCATTATATTTTTCTACTAAACTACGAATCCAAGTATTTTCTTCATTAGATAATTTTTTACCACTTTTTATTAATTTAATATTGTTAATTAATCTACGACGATCTTGTAATATTTTATTATTTTCTGCTTGCACTAGTGGTAATAATGTCTGGACAAATTGATTTACCCGTTCTTTAGGTTGTAATTTTTGAACATCAAGCAACTCTTTTGGAAAGTTAGGATTGATATTTTTTTCAACTTTTTTATCTGGTTGTTGCACTGCAATGTTAGTTTGTGTGTCCTGTGGCATTGCGGCCACAGTTTGTGTTGGTTGTGGTGAATTTGGTGTTTTTAAGGCTGAATATCCACCCAAACCAACGCCACCTGCTACTGTTCCTGCTACTGCTAGGCGTTTTAGGGCATCAGTCCAACGACCTTCATCAAGTTCTTCATCAAATAATTCGTTTAATAGCATTGAAATATTTATTGCATTGCAGTCTATTTTTAGATATGTTGTCTTTTCTATACTAAATATACATGCTTCCCAAAATTGTGGGGGGCATGGCAGCGATGCAAATCGAAATTTTAAACACCGTGGGAGTAAAATCATACGTTGCCGTCAACTAATGTCAAGTAAATTGGTTGATAAAAAATTAGACAAAATTCGTTGTCTATGATATAACCACAATCTGAAAGGAAAATATAAAATGAAGAAACTTATTATTTCAACTTTGGCTGTATTGGCTCTTACAACAACTGCTTTCGCAACTGACCTTCCTAATAAAAGTAAGGCACCTGCTGCAAAGCCAGTTCTTGTAGAAAAAGAAAAGGCTGCAAGTGTTGATAGTTTAGCTGTAAGCTATGGTCAAGATCTTGGCACAAATTTTGGTGCAAAGACAGGTGACAATTATAGTGTTACATATAAGCATAGTCTTGGTGGCGGTTTGAGTGTAAGCGGTGTTGCAAGTTCATCACAAGCAACTGGTGCTCTACTCAAGCAAAATCTTGAAGCACAAGTCAATTATTCTGTTCCAGTTTTTGCTGGTTTAAGTGTTAATGGTGGTGCTGGTATTGGTGAGCGTTTCACTACTACTAACTTCCCATATTATGCACTTTACGCTGGCACAAGCTACAAGGTAGTTGATGGTCTTTCAGTAACACCAATTAGCTATCGTTATCGTAACGCATTTGATGAAGCAAATGATTATAAGAGTCATCGTCTTGCCGCAGGTGTAACATATGATATTACATCAGCATATAGCGTTGGTGTTACTGTATCACGTAGCTATGATGCAACATGGAATGCAACTGGTGATGGAATCAGCGGTTCATTTACAGTTAAGTTCTAATATTGTAGAAAAATTCTATAAAAGAAAAGGCGGTAGAAATACCGCCTTTTTTATTTCAAGTATAAATTTTCAAAATATTTTATTTTTTGGTTTTTTAATAAAATGTTAAAATCATATTTTTGTTGAGTTTCATACATAGTTAAATTAGTTATATCTGTATCTGATATACCTAAGTTCAAAATACGATTGTAATAAAAATGACCCCATTTGTCTCTGTATATATTTTTTTTGTAAAATTCATTTTCAATTTCATCGCAAAAAGCTGAACTTACGTTTGTTTCATTATTAAACCAAGTTATTTTTCCATTATCATTTAATGTAAAATCATAACTTGAAAAATTAAAATTCACATCAAATTGACTAAAATATAATTGATATGGTTTGAATTTTGGTGGGTATATGTAAAGTCTTTGAATTGCATTAGACTCAAAAGGATTGTTTCTAGATAATAACCATTCAAAAAAATTATTTATAGATTTTTTAGTTTCATTTGGAAACCCAATAATCCAGTAAGAAGATAAAATTATATTCTTCCAACTTTCGTTTTTTAATTTATGTGCGAAATCAATCAAATTTGGATTTGTGCTCTTACCTATTAATTTTGCTGATGGTAAATCTATTGTTTCAACTCCACAAGATGCACTTACTAATCCACTTTCTTTTAATATTTCTATAGATTCTGGATATTTTTGAACTAAATCTAATCTTATATAAGCTGAAAACTTCATTGAGAATGGCAATTTAGAAAATACTTTATTATACAAATCAGTTATTTTTGTAATATTATCATTATAAGTATCATCAACAAACATATAATTTTTTATACCGTAATTTTCATAATTATACATAAATTCGTCATAAAGAATTTCGTAGTCTTTAATCCATTCTCCTTTTGATTTTCCATTTAATGGATAATTACAAAATTTGCATTTAAAAATACAACCTCTACTGATTTCTATAGGAAGACTTTTAATTCCTTGCCATAGATCTTGAGGAAGATAAGTTAAATTTGATTTAACAAAATCTTTGTATTCTTTATTAAAAATTTTTGTTGGTTTTAAAATTTTGTTATGTGAACAATCAATCGTAAAATCTACAATTTCTTGATCTACATGACCTTGAAATTGAAAAAATTCAAAATCACTTAAATCATATATTTTCATACCACCAGTTAAAAATTTTATATTGGGATTCAAAGTTTTACAAAAATTTATAAATTTTTTTAATTCAGTGCCATATGCAGGATTTTTTTGTAAAACACTTCTTTCATATTCCGTTTCAGACCAATTAACATCAAATATTTGATCCATAAAATTTGTGCTAAACCCAATCCAATATGTTTCGGAACAAATAAATCTTTTTAATATTCTTTGTAAAAAAACATCAAATTTTTCAAAATAACTTATATCTATTATTTGAACAGTAAAATTATTTTTTCTTAATTCTGTAGCAATTCTTTGTGGACCAGCAGTTTTTTCAATAAATCTTTGACTTTTATTATGAATAAATCCCGTTAAAATTATACAATTTACAGACATAACCCTACTTATAACACTTATAATTTTGAAACATTATTATCAATACTTTGTATTCTTATAGCAATAATCATTGTTTCAATAAAATAACCTTAACTACGATATTATTTTGTAAGTATTTTTTTATTTTTAATAATCATTTTTCAATATGATGTTTAATTACAACATCAATTATAAACCTTCAAACAATGTTGATGGTTTTGATATAACTTCTTCTTTATCTTGTTTTTCATTTGTAAGTCGTATTTTAATTATTTCACAGTAAGTTTTGTCTTTTTCAAAAATTATACAATTACGATTTAATTCTTTACAAGCAACAAGTGTTGTACCGCTACCACCAAAATAATCTACAACCAAATCGCCGCTGTTTGAACTAGCAGCAATACATCGCTTTACTAATTCTTTTGGTTTTTGTGTATTGTGTTTTTCATATACATTATTTGGCGTTCGTTTAGTTTTGGCATAACTACGAACTTCGTGGCTGCTCCAAAACGGAACGCTGAATGTTTCCCAAAGATTACCTGGATGTGTTAGCCTTACTTTTTCACCAGTTTGTTCATCAATCCACCAATCTTTTGGATTACCATTTTCATCTTTATATGGTGCAATTACTTTTTTCTTTTCTTTAACTTCATCAATGTTAAAGATATAATTATTTGTTTTGGAAACAAACCAAATATCTTCATGCATTGATTTCCAATTTTTGGAACTACCACGACCTTTATCACGCTTCCATGTAATGCGGTTTATAATATTAAAGCCTGCTTCTTCTAACATAACTTGATACATGCCACTATGTTGCCACTGACAACAAATGTATGCAGAACCAGTTTTTTTCAGTTGATTATATAAATTTGCAATCCAACTACGACACCATGCGTAATACTCAGCATTGGTTTTCCATTGGTTATCCCAATCAATGGTAGTTGTAAAATATGGTGGATCAACAAAAAACAAATCAACACTATCATTGTCAATAGTGTTGACAGAATTTATACAATCATCATTGATAATTACATATGTGTATTCACTATTAGGATACGGTATTAGTTCCACTTTTGCCATTCTTTTTGTCGTTTTTCAGCAGACTTCTTGACTTTTTCATAGAACAAGATTGCTTCATTCTTTAGTTTATCTAACCACTGTTCTTTTGTCAAATTTGTTTTTGGAGATTTTAAAAATTCTACCATATTTGTAATTTGAAGTTGTCCCTTGCCAAGATTTTGGATAGCAAGATGATCCCAATTAAGTTCGTATACATTTAGTGCAAATGTTGTGATAATTTGTTTTTTATCACTATCGTAAACTACAAAATTATAAATTAAATCACGATTAAGTTTACGCAACCTATCAATACTAATCATATTGGGCATTTTGAATTTTAATGCCGCATCGCTTGTTTTATGATCAATATAAGTGTTATCAATAGAAATATCTTCAATACTTCTTCGACTAGTTGCTGATTCAACATTTGAAAAATTTGCTTGTATAATTTTATTACAAGCATCTTCTATTTTGTCAGCAATACCACGCTGTTGCAAGTTTTTTGCATCTGGAAATTTAAGTTCTTCACAAAGAACTTGAGTAAGTTTTTCTTTTAGCATTAGAGTATTGCCGCTTCATCAACTAATTTATACAAGTGATATGCGGCAAATGAACGCACACGTTTGCCGTCTTTAACTGCAATACTACCATTAGTTGCAACAGCAAATTGACGACCACGTTCATAATTTTGCTGATCATTGATATCCCAATCATCATACTCATTAGCAAATGGATTACCAGACTTAGCATCAGCATAACCCATATTAAAATGGCGTGTGTGCATAACTTGGGTTGCAGTGCTACCCTTTGTGCGATAACCTTGTGACATAGAATTTCTCCTTATGCTACGAGTGTATAGGGTTTGTTCCACTTACCAATATTGACATCAACATACCAACCAACATCAAAATAGTCACTTTGCGGATCGCTACGGTCATGATTACCATCATTCATAGCGGTAAAGATTTCTGTAAAAAACTTCTTTGCAACACCGCTAAAATGTTCGTGATACCAATAAGGATTTACATCAATATGATCTTTTGCTGCATATCCATTGCGGAAACCGCCAGCTTGTGCACTAACCGTGTCATTATAATTGCTAATAAAATCAATAGCACCACTCTTGACATTCAGAACAAGAGTCATGTGGTTGCTAACTGCAAGTGAACCTTTGACACCATATTTCGCAAGAATTTTCTTGATTGTAGGTGCAATCTTTGACTTCTTTTCTTGTGACATATACGCCATTTGGTCTCTCCATCAATTGACTATAATTTATATTACCACAGATATAGGGTTTGTCAAGGGTTATTTTTTACCAACATATGACATTACATAGGTAGTTGTGCCATCAGGATGCTTATGGCTACGGACAATTGCCCAACCACGACTATGCAAATTACGCAATTTCTTGGTGGTATAGGCGGATTTTCCTGTAAAAACCATTGGTTTTCTCCATCAGTTGACCTTATATATTTACAATACCACGGGATGGGGATTTGTCAAGCACTTTTTTGCACTTTTTTCAATAATTCTTCAATTTTTTTCTTGGCTTCTTCTGGGGTTTTGGGAAAATTTTCCACATTTGCTGTCAAAATACTGACAGATTCTATCATTTTGGGTTCTGGTTTTGGCGTGGGTGTCGGATTATTGACATATTCACGATACCCATTTGCCTCACGATTTGGGGCATCTGCAATCCAACGGTCAAGTTCAATCCACGCCTTTGCTGTGTAAAAAATACAAGTAAAAAATATAATTAAAAATATAAAAGTAAAAAATACAAACATTTAATATATATGTAAAATGCAAAAACAAATTGCCGTATTTCATAACAATAAAAATTTTTGTTATTATTTGGAAAAAAAACTAAACTCTTTTCATTGGAAATTTTATAAAAATTTTAATGAATTCAAAGAACAAAATTGTAATCTTAAATTTTGTGTATTTTTTGATGAAAATTACGAACAAAATTTTGATAGACTTTCTTTTTATGAAAATCTAAAAAAAAACAGTCAAGCTGTTTTAAGTATTTGTCCAGAACCAAAAATTTATAATTTTATTAAAGATACAATTAACGAACATGATAATTGTTTATATTTTGTTAATGGTATGATCAATTCATTAAGTGATAATGAAAATGTAATAAGTTGTATCTGGTGGTTTAACAAAGTAACAGATTTTTATAAAAATTTAGATTTTAATTATTTTGAGGATATGACTCCTTATATGCAAAAAGATTTTTATTTTGACTTTTTACCTGGTATACCTAAAAAGGAACGTTTACATATAGCAAACCTTATAGAAAATAGCAATTGCAAAGAAAAAATTTTTTTAGCACCATTTTTTAATTCTGAAAATTGGCAAGATGTTGTTGTTAATTATCATGATTATTGTTTTTGGGAAAAAGGAATTGAACTTATTACAAATAATTATAACAGATGCAAATTTTTTGGACAAGAAATACCTGTTAGTGTTATAATCCCCAAAAAAATTTATAATAAAACATCATATAGTATAGTAACAGAAACAGTAAATGATTTTGATCAAGTTTTTATAAGTGAAAAAACCGCAAAAGCAATTTTGGCAAAAAGATTATTTGTCATGTTTGGTTCTCGTTATCAATTAAAAACATTACATAAATTAGGATTTAAAACTTTTGATGGAATAATTGATGAGAGATATGACGAAGTGTTTGTTCAAGAAGAAAGAATTTTATCCGCTTTTCAGCAAGTTGAAAAGTTATGTGAATTACCTCAAAAGGAAATTTTAGAAAAAATAAGACCAATTGTTGAACATAATTATAACCTATTAATTAACTATAACTTCTATGATATAATTGTAGAGAAAATACTTGAGAAAATACATAATTTTTAAAAAAAGTTTGATTTAAGTGTGTTTTACCCTTAAAATTCAACAACTTAATATAAATTAAAATTAGGACTTGACAAAAGTCGTACTTATGGTATTTTACACCTACGGGTAATCCTATCCGCAAGTTTAGTGAGGTGAAAATAATATAAAGTGGATAAAGTAGAGTATGAAGTGAGACATCTTTATTTCGGTTACGGAATGAATACAAACAAATACCAAATGGCAAGTCGTTGTCCTACGGCTAAACTTGTTGGACCTGCTATTTTGCCTGGTTATAAGTTTGCATTTCGTGGTCATGCCGATGTAGAGTTGGATTGGGAAAGTCAAGTTGAAGGCGTTTTGTGGGATATTGGTGAACAAGACCTTATCGCACTTGACCGTCTTGAAGGTTTTCCCACATATTATTTGCGTCAACGTGCATGGGTCGAGAGCGAAAACGGCTATGGCGTTGCGTGGGTCTATATGATGAATGACCAAGATTATGTGTCAAATCCTTCCAAAGGCTACTATGATATGTGCTTTGAAGGTTACACACAACACAATGTCCCAACAGAACAGTTGACAAATGCACTAATCCATGATAAGCAGAACTATAAGCCTGATTATTGGGATGGTTATGATAGTCAGGATTGGTATGGCAACTGGTCAACAAACAGGAAATATCTATGGTAAATCGATTAGTTATCGCAAAGAAACCACGTAGTGCGGCTCCTCGTCAACCAAAATGGGCTGATGAGAAGTTTACAGGACCAGAACCCAAGTGGGAAGGTGCATCTAAATGGAGTGACGAAGAAAAACGTAGCACCATTGCACATGCATTTTATTTTTACAACTATTATATGTCTGCAAGTGATATGCGGAAATATGTAGTTGAACTTGGTCAAAAGTATTACGATTGGGGTAAAAGTGAAATCAGTGCTTTTGCTGAATGCGATGACAATCGTGTAGGTATTACTATTGGCAGCGTCAGTAAGATGATTCTTAATGGCGCACCAATGGCACATGATGCAGAGTTTATTGTAAACAAGCTTGGTGAATTGCTTGAGTATGGTAAAAACCAACTTGCCAACAAGAAAGCAGTGAAGGAAACACCAAAGCGTAATGTTGCCGAACTTATGGCAGAAAAGTTAAGTGATACTATTGGTGAACTTGAAGCCAAATATGATGAAATGATTGAAGGTAGCACAGAAGTACCTGATTTTGTTGCATATTTCCGTGAGCGTAACATGCCACAAGCATTTGTAAGTCGTATCCGTGAAAAGTATGCATCACAATATGAAGAATTGACGGAAAGCCAAAACAAGAAAGGTGATCCAGATTTGCGTGAAGCATA